CCGTTTGGCCGGAACGTTTACGAACAGCACCGCGGGGGCTCCATTCCAGGGTTGAATCCTGATCTCCTTTCTCAGGCTGAAGTGAAGTGTTATAACAAGCTTCGCAACACTCGGGAACCAGACGCAGTCCAATTGGACATCTGGTATGGAGAGCGGCGGGAAACTGCCCGTCTATTTCAGGAGGTGGCTGAGTCCGTCTGGAACGTTGCTAAAGCAATCGCCCGGAAGGATTATCGTGCGTCAGCCCGCGCTTTATCCGCCTTTGGCATCTCCGCTACTGCTCATGGAGAGGCCCGGCGACTAAGGCGTGTTGAACGGTTACTCAGGAACGAACTCAAGCGTGCGCCCTCCGCTGCTCGTCGCACCCTTCGCGGGGTCGAAGATGCAGCGTTGACGTATAACTTGGGTCTGAGCCCGTTAATGCAGGATCTCGTGTCAGCCCATCAAAGGCTGTTGCGAGGGGATCTGGATTTCGGCACCCGTATCAAAGCGGTTGCTCGACATTCAATCCTACAAGACGGCACGAGTTTGTGGAAATCGGATAACGGATCTGTCTCATGTACGTCGACTTTGTCGTACGTCCATGGGTACACCGTGACCCTGGTGGCTCGCCCGGTCAAAAGTGACCTAGCTCGACTTGCGTCGTTGGGACTTACTAACCCAGCGGCAACAGTTTGGCAATTGGCGAGATTTACCTTTCTGATTGACTACATCGTGTCTATAGGCCCCTTTCTCGACGCCCTACATACACCTATGGCGTTCGAGTTCGTTGAAGGATCCTATACTCGGCGGATACGGCGCATTATTACGTGCCGCATCGACTCTCGCGGAGGATCAGTGGCAGAGGGTGGTCGTGAGAATCTCGACTTTACCCAGCGGTCTTTGTACGGTAGTTTTCCCGTGCCAATCCCGCCTCTGTCCCTTAACGGAAAAGATCAGTCCGTTACGCATGCAGTAAACGCAGGCCTCATTGCCCTGAAGGAGTTCAGGAAACTTTGTGGCTTAAAGGGTTGATTCCCCTAAACCATCGTTCCATAATCCCGCCCAAAGGAGGGCATTTGTCATGACCATTTCGATCAATGACGGCAAGGCAACTCCGGTTGCACACGTATTTTCGCAGGACGCCCAGCAAAACGGGCCGGACCCTTCGGAATTCGTCAACCGCTCCAACGCAAACGGCCCCAGTTTCTGGGAGCGACTTCGTGGATGGGTTACCCTCGCGACTAAGGCTTCTCAGCCCCATGTCGTTAAGGTGAAAATGACTCGTCCGATTCCCGGGATGATCAGCGGCATTCCTGCCGTTCTCGGGAAGCACGAAGCAATCCTGACGCTGCTCATCGACCAATCGGTCGCCGTGGACGCTGATGTCAAAGACACAGTGGCCATGATGTCCAACCTGCTCGCCGATACGACGATCAGGGGTCAGATGGGTACGTTCGCGCCCCTGCTGAAGTAACTCTCAGTTGGTGCGCTTGTCAGGGACGGCCCGGGTTGATACCCGCGTCGCCGTGATCGACCCGCTTAGGTGGGCCGGTCTTCTACTTATAGGAGTAATCTCTTGGACGGTAGTTTCGCTCCTCGTAATCGGGGTTGTAACGTTGGTGTCAGGCTCGATCTCTCTGAGCTTACGGAGAGACTCTTCACAGCACTCGGAGC